CATTTGGCGGCATTAAAACAGAGTGATTTTTATCCCAAGCTCTTTTACCTTTTCCTTTACCAATATAATAAGGAATATTATTTTCATCAAAATAAGCATATGTATAGTATTCCATTTAATCACACCTACTCTTTATTGGTATTTATAAAAAATGAGGAGTCAACCTGGATTTTGCCAGGTGCTCCTCGCGCCGACGATATTCAATACTATTTATCTCTTTCTTTTGAATTTACACACTTTCTTTCCAGGAAGCATAGCATAAGACGTTGTACCTGCCCAACCACATTTTGCTTTAGGTGGTTTTGCGTTAGCACCGAAATCACCTTTCATTTCTTTTAGGATATTACTAAATTCCTGGAAAGTTTTCATTTTTTATTTTTATTTATAGATAGTCCTTTCGCTTGTGATGGTCTGGAACAATTTTTTTCAAGTTGATGGAGAGGAGTCCGTCTTCAAACAACACGTCTGCAACTTCTGTATCGTCTGCAAGTGACCATGCTCTCTTGAAAGATCGCTGAGCCAATCCCTTATGGACGTAGTTTGACTCGGATTCTTTATCTTCTTTTTGTCCCTCAACATAAAGTTTTCCATCTTGGGTATAAACATACACTTCTTTCTTTTTAAATCCTGCTAAAGCAAGTTCAAGTCTGGATTCCACATTACTGACTTGAATAAGATTGTATGGAGGATAATTAGAAGTAGTTTCGTGAACAGCAAAAAGACGATCAAAGTATTCATCAAGACCGATACTATTTCTAGTAATTCTCTCCATCAGAGCAGGAAGATCTGATGCAGTATAACGGGCAAGATTAGTCATTATAGTAGCTCCTTTTAAAGCGAGTTTGTTTTTTGTGGACCCTTTCGGCATCCTCAGTATTATATATCAATTACCAATAAAAAAGAGAGTGTTGAACTCCCTACAATATTATTCGGCGTCTTCTACTTTTCCTTTTTTACCAATATTATACTTTTGTTCCAAAATCCAATCACCTTTATCTTTATAAGCAAGCACCTTAATTTGATTGAGAGGAGCAATATCAAGAATTTTATCTTGGTCAACTACTGTAATAAGTCCCCAATCAGAAAGAAGACGCACAATACGATTCCTACGTTGCACGTCATTTACAGTAAGATTTGCGTGCTTGCCATCCAAAGCAAAAAGTTCTTTAAAATGTGTAATAAAGTACCTACCTTGCTTATGAAGAATATGAGCACTTTGGTATAGTTTTTTTTCTTTTCTAGAAGCAACACCAATACGAGTCAAAGTCTCACGGACTTTTAAAAAGTCGTCTGGTTCATTGAGAATGACCTCCACCATCATATTTGGAGACCAGTTTACTTGAGGTTCAATTGTTTGGTTAGTCATTTTGTTCCGCCAGTTTCAAGTCGTTGTTTAATAAAATTTATTTGTTCTTTTGATAAAATTTTAAGTGCCTGAGATGCCTTTTCATTACTATAACCATAGTATTGCTTAATACATTCGAAGTCTTTAATCTTATCTTTTTTGATCCAAGGAGAAAATCTTTTCCTTTTTCTTATAGTATTTAGATAAAACGAATATTGCATATCTTTGTCAAGATGATGGTTCATATTCATTTCATTTGCATACATTAAACAATCAATATTTCCAGACAAACAACGATTGATAATATACGGAGCATATTCTTTAATATTCTCAGATAAATCTTCTTTTGTAAAATTAATCGAGTTCAACCAATCCTTCAATTCCATAATTAAAAAGCAATAGTTCTTTGCGTTGTTTTTGATCCCGCATATATTCACCAACTGAACGCATAGTATAAGTTAAATCAAACTCCGCAGCGTTCCATTTTCCACCAAGAAAACGAGATTTTACTAATTGATCTGAATTATAACTAATGAGTTGATCCATACTATAAGAATTGCAATCAGTAGCAAACTTATCGTGATCAAATCCTTTGTGCATTGATCCCTTGTTCCCATAGAGATTATCCTTAATATCATAAGGAGGATCCAGATACATAAAAGCACCTTTGTTTCCATCCATCAGATAATTGTAGGAGTAATTAGTTATACGCCATTTTGAGATTATCGTAGAATATTCAGGCAACTTTTCAATTCCTCGCATACTGAAATTTGAATTGGATGCCTGCTCTGAGAATGATGAACTTTCGGTCAAACCACTAAAAGAGCACTTATTTACAATATAAAAAGCAACTGCTCTTTCTAAATTGTTTTGATGAAGATCATTAATAGCAATCTTTGCCTCACCAAAAAGAATTTTTGCTTTATCTGGTGTATTATTTGTTGATTTTAAATCTGTAAGTATATTCTTTAATTCTTCTCCAGATGTTTGAAGTTGTTGCCAAAAATTTACCAAGGGTTCATAAAGATCATTTACCCAAATTTTAAGGTTGGGGTATTTTTTTGTAATATGAATTGCCACAGAACCACCGCCAAGAAATGGTTCACGAAACTCATCATAATTACGAAGATCTGGAAAATAAGGATCCATCTTGATGCAAGCACGGGATTTTCCCCCCGGCCAACGTAAAGGTGTTTTAAGAGATTTCATTTAAACTCAACCTCACACATCAATTCAGTTAATGCTGCTAGGAGGTTAATTTCCTGATCACAAACGAACGCACATTGGTATTGATACTTAGCAATAACAAGAACGGCAGCAGGGATAGATGCGGGAACAAGGCAATCATAAGAGGCGTCATAAATCCTGCGAAGTAGACTGCTAGCATCGTTATCCAAGTTGGAGACCACCCACTTTCGGACTTCAGAAAAGTTTTTATCCTTGAGATTTTTAATAAGTTCATTTACAGAGATGTCAGAGAAAGAAGCAAGAATGCCCGAGTCGATTTTTCCTCCTGTAGAATACCTTTGGCATTCGTTGAGGACTCTACGAAAATCGGGGAAGTGCTTTGATACAAGTTCCGCAACGACTTTTTGATCGTACTCAATCTTTTCTGCATCCAAGATCGATTGAAGTCGTTGAAAGAAACTACCTGCAAGTTGAACTCTTTGCTTCCCTTTGATGGTGAAGTCAATGACGGCACATCTGGAGTGAAGAGGTTCAATAATCTTATTCTTGTAGTTACAGGTGAAGATGAATCGGCAGTTGTTATAAAATGCCTCAATATTTGCCCGTAGTAGGAGTTGAACATCTGCGGTTGTGTTGTCACTCTCATCCACAATAATGACTTTGTGCCTACCATTTCCTTGAAGTGATACGGTCGAAGCAAAGTTCTTTGCCTGGTTCCTGACAGTATCCAAGAAACGCCCTTCGTCGGATCCGTTGATGACATAGTAATCTGCTCCTAACTGTTCGCATAATGCTTTTGCAATCGTAGTTTTGCCAATACCAGGAGGACCCGAAAGAAGAAGATTAGGAATTTCACCTTTTTTGATAAAATCCAAAAAAGTTTTTTTAGTGTCCTCTGGAAGGATACAATCTTCTACCTTTTTTGGTCTCCACTTTTCCACCCACAAAAAATTGTCACTCATTAATAAACTCCATTTAATACATTCCAAATACTTCGTTGGTTTTTACCCATAATATCAGCAATCTTTCTTTGAGATAATCCTTGCTCCGAAAGATTTTTAATTTCTTGTTTTAATTCATCCTCCATCTGCGGTCTTCCCTTTTTGGGTTCTGGTCTTCCTAAATGAGACCTTCTTGTATTTTCTGAACGAGGCAACCATCTTAAGTTTTCTACTTTGTTGTTGGTTTTATTTTCATCAATATGGTCTATACACCAATCTCTACCTTTTGGTTTTGGTTCCCCCCAACATTCTACCACAAGTTGATGTAGTCGTTTCTCACGAACTACAACATATCCATCTCTTTTATCAACTCTCCCAATAGGTTTGACATTTAGAATTTTACCACAGGCACTAACATAAATGTCAGGATAAGTTTTTGATTGCTTGTAAATAATTCCGTCGAGTTCCATTAGAAGAGTTGTAACTAATATTATTTATAACCAAACGACATTTAGTGTAGTTTGGAATAATTAAGTTAATCCTTTTACTTTTGCTATAATACTTTTAATTTCTTCATTTGACTTACCTCTACTTTTAAGATAGTCCTCATAAGTATATCCTGATTTAATAAAGTTAGACACTTCATCCAATTTTGTTTTATCTTCATCAGTTATATAAAAGTATTTTCCTTGCCTAAATCTACTAATTTCTGCAACAATACACCAAT